TATGGAAGAACAATTATACATATATGGCAACCATTCTTGGAAATACCCCATCGTATAAGCATACTCAGCCCCGTTTACGGCAGTCTCTCCATAATTACCTTGGAAAAGTCCATCATTTTTATCTGCATAAGAGCTTGCACAAGTTCTGTATAGTGGGTTGTATCCAGATACTTGGAAAGAGGATAATATAAAATCAGAGCAAGCACTAAATGTTTGTCCCGAAACATCAACACCTACTGCACTAGCGGCATATAAAGCTTCAAATAAAAGTATTTCTTGATAAAGCTGTGTCGTAGAGCTTGCAGGGATACTTGCCCAATCATTAGGATCCCCTCCAGTATTTGCAAGATAGTACTTTCTAGCATATTCTATTTCTTTTGAACTACTTTGTTCAGGTCTAAGACAAATGAAACCACCCAAGGCTTGACCATCTCCACCTCTTGTAGTCATAGAAGAAGTTTGGAAACTCTCACAAGCTCCAACAAAGTCTTCTAAGTAGGTAAATGCAGTTGCTGTTCCGTTGTAATAATAATCCAAAGCATTTACATATGCAGCAAAAGCATTGTCTCTACCCAAATTAGACCAAGATCCAATATCATCTGTACCAACAAAAATACTATGCTCTGGCAGATCTAATCTAGCAGTAGAAGCTATCCAACGAATTACTGCTTTTGCAACCTCGTCGTCAAATCTTTGAGCCATATAATTAAACACAGAATATAGACGACCAAAATGTTGCACATCAATTGATCCGTAATTACCTAAAGGCTGTTCTCCGTTTGCATTATCATCTACAGCAGAAAAACCATAAGGGTTTCCTTTTGAATTTTCTGAAATTTCTTTAAATATATCTTTAGTTCCATTTAAAGTTAGATTCCAAGTCGTATTATTTCCAGATTCATTAAACAGATCTCTATCGGCTATATCATCTAATACTTGTTGATATTCTGCTGGAAGTCCAGAGAAGTTAAAGAATCCTCTTTGTGGTCTGTGTAATAAGTATTGTGCATACCCTAAACAAAGATTATAAAGACTTGACGTATCTAAAGCCCCATATTCTCCAGGTGTCTGGTGTCCTTGACCTCCTCCAGCAGTAGCTTGTCCATTAGCTATAAATACCTTAGTATCATCCTCTAACGGGAAGTATTCGTCATTAGTTTCATTTATAACTAATTCTGTGCCTGGATCCCAATTAGTATAATTATCTTCTGCCGAAAGTTGATAGTTTCCAAACCAAGTGCTGTTATTGGAATCGTTATTAGTGTTTCCATCAAAGTTTAAAGCAAACGGGAACCATGTGGCCTGAGCGCCTGTTTGTCTAGTAACGCCTATATATTCACTAATTAAATTATCATAAGTATTCTCTGTAATATATGATACTGGAATAATATAAATTCCTAAGTTTATTAAAGTTGTTTGCCACAACCTAGCCTCACTTAAGAATTGTATTTCAAAAATATTATATACCGATCCAGATGTTTTTAAATCTATTCTTTGTGTAGGATGTTTACTTACTGGATAAACATTTGTTGGTATAGCAATTCTTATAGAATTTGTATCTAAATTAGGAATTAATGGATTCGTAGTATCATCAGTAGGTAAGCTAAATTTATTATCTAAATTACCAGTATTGATTAATAAATCAAGCTCAAAAACATCTTTTTCAAAGTAATGTTTAAAGAAATAATGAACTGTTGGTCCTCCAACTTCTGTTAGCCCTCCCGTTGAATCATAATTAAATGCGGAAGACCTAGTAACAGCCTCTTTCTTCCAATAAGTATCACTTACTTCATAGTTGATAAGATGTTTATCAGAAGCAGAATCATTGTCCAAGTTAACATTACCTACTGATAGTCCTGGAGTAGAAGAAGAATCAATAGTAAAGATTAAACCCGGACCAGTTAAAAGGGCTATCAATTCTTCGATAGCTGTAGCAATTTCTCCACCATCACCTCGGCCATCGTCTGGAGGCTCCACCACCTCTTCTCCTGCTGCATACGCAACTCCAAGCGTAGAAAGTTGATATGTACTTGGGTCATATGAAGTATTATATAAACCTGTATTAGATCTATAGTTTATCCTACTTCCACCACTTACATCCATAACAGAAGAAGTAATTAATGCGTTCTTACTAGCTAAACCTGTGCTTAAGTCTTTAAAATATCTAAATATAGTTTTTAAATCTCTGGCATCTAATTGAGCATCGCCGTAATTAGTCTCTACTGCCGCAGCAGCCTCATTAGTTAGATCTTTTATTGATATTTCTTCAAAAACTACAAACTTAGAATCATCAACTACTGGTGAAAATATTTCTATGGTATAATTTTGATCTAGTCTATGAACTTTTCCTATATTTGCTATGTAGTCTAAACTCCTACTTGCGTCTAACAGTTTATTATTTTTGGTAGAAAATTTAAATTTAAAAGTTTCTAAAGTATAATCATCAATATTTGCTATTGCTAGTGGAGCAGCCCCAGGAATATAAGTTTCTTGAAACAGAGGGTCCCAACACCTATAATCATAAGTGTCTATAGTTATTGGTGATACAGGATTACTTGTTTCGCCCGACCCTAAGGAAGTATTTATTATTTTTTCATCAAAAGACTGATATTGAGCTTTTGATTCTGCAAGACCGACACCTCCGTCTGAGCTTAAATCTGAAACACTAACTTTTTCCCAATAGTCATACTTAACACCGCAATCATCATAAATGCCTGCTGGGAAATATGACCAAACTTCATCTAATTCAGGGTCAGTATGAATCCAGAAGCCTATTGGAAGACCTCCGTACTTCTGACCATCAACATTCATAACATGAGCTTTTATTGTAATTTCATACTCATGATCAGGCTCTAAAAAGTTTCTAGCTTTATTAGTAGAGTCAGAATTACTTAAAGGTATTCTAATTCTTGGAAATACACTTGTATTAGTGTTTCTATGGTATTTTATTATTTGATTATTAATTAAATACTTATTATAGCTGTACTTATTTTGATCATCCCTGGATAACCTAAAGATAGAAAATATTGGATGTTCCGCAAACTTAGATGCAGTAGATGTATCAACCAACTCTATAGAACTTACTATATGTTTGTTTCTAAACTCTACACCACCGATAGGTAAATCTACTGCATTTGAAGCAGCCACAGTACCTAGATAATAATCTCCACCAGACGTAGCTAAAGGTCCTAACACCCCAGAATTGCCGTAAAAAGAAATATCTAATTCTTCTAAAACTGTACTTGCTACAAGATTCGAGCTTACTTGTACCGAAGAACCATCAACATCAAAATCATGATTATAAATTAAAGGACCGAATGTGTGACTAAACATATTAGGCACGCCTAATTTATCATAATTATTGTTTGTTGCATGTCCTCCGTAAACTCTGATATACTTATCATATAACTTAATAAGCTTTCTTCCAAACTTAAAATGTTCAAAATAATTTAACGATTCTTCAGAAGAATCTTCATTTATTAAACTATTAGCTATAGATTGAACAACATTCAAATCTCCATTATTCTCTGCATACCAGTTAGAGAAAGAAGAAGGAGTTAGTTTCTCATTCCCAGAAGGCCATTCTGAATTTATTGTTCCATCTGAGTTAAAGTAACCCGAAACCATAGAACTTGCTTCTAAGAATTTTTCCATGTCATAAACTTTATTCATAACATAAATTATTTCTTGAAGCTGTCCTCTGCGTCCGTAGGTGTAGCAACTTGATGAATTAGTGTCTTGTTTAGCTCTAGATGCGAAAGTATTACTCACATCATATCCAAAATAACTTCTAGGTGATGTTAAGTTCTCACAAATTTCCCACACCCCACTTGGTTCAAATATTAAATTATTTCTGTTTAATAGTTTGCCTATCCCATACCCATTAGGGTTTTGTAATAAAGATACAGGGTGGTAAGAAAGAGAAGAAGGCATAAAACCTAAAGGAACATAACCTAGCGTTGAAGTATAATAAGAACTTGATAACATTAAACTGCCTGGATTGTTTCTACCATTTCTAGTAAAAAACTTTGTCTCAGGAAGTAGATTCTTTAGATTTCTTCTCCTTAAAGAATTTCTAGGAAGACTAGAAACAAAAGTTGTTCCAGAAATTAAAACATCATTTATATTATCAACTTGATTTCTTTTAAATCTTTTTGGAGTAATCCCGTTCGCTAATGCCACAGCTTCCATGTCTATAGCACAGCTTTCAAAACTAGTTATTACTTGAGATGAGCCTTCGTACAAGTTTTTAAAATTAGGTCTAATCTCTCTACAATCATTATCCGCTAAAGCATCTAAACCGTCAGTCACTCCCGAAGCATTTATATTTATAAGCGGCATCGCATGTGCGGGCACAACCTCATCAATAACCGTAGATAATCTTTTTATTCCATACTGAGCGTTCCCTAGCAATTGTTTGCTGTTAAAATCAAAAGTACTAGAATCAAAGTTTATTAAGAAGTGAGAGGATTTACCGTTCCACATACTCAACAAACTTACAGGGTCTGGTGTTTTTTGTTTTGTATAGTTTTTTAATACCTGCTCATAATTTGGAGGATATTTTTTGTCTTTTGTAAGTATAAAGAATGTATTTAATATATTTTCTTCTGGATCGGATTCTGTTGTATTTTTTCTTATAAACGAAACTACATCATTTGCAAAAGCTTTATCAACTCCATAGCAAATTAAATAAAATTCTAATCTTTCTAGTAATCCTTCATTTACTTTAGTTGGGGTGTAATATTGCCGTTTTTCAAAAGGAGGAATTAGATAAACTCTGTTCCTATAATTAAAAAGGAAATTAGGATCATAGTCTAAGTATAAAAGATTTGAATTTTCATCTTTTACATCACCTGTATAGAATTTTGGGAATCCAAACTCATCAAGATCATCTACATCAATGTTATATTTTCCAAAATAAGGTTCTTCAAAAAGAGCATCAGGAGGTGAATACATTAACTGAGGGGTTGGGAATGGTTTATTTCCCATGAAAAACAAATTAGGGAATTCTCTAACTAAATCAAAAAGTATTTTATCTACAGCATATCTTATGTTTGTATCCATACTCTTAGTGTCGTAATATGGAATTCCAAACTGTAGAGATATATCCTTAGTATAACTATCAAAGCTGTCAAACGCTTGTGAGCTTGTGGCTAAGGCATAATAAATCAAATCTGGGACATACGACTCCCACAACTCTAATAATTTAGATTCAGAGAAATCAAAAACACCAGCCGCAAACAAAATATCCATCAAGTATTGAATGGATCTTCTAGTGCCTTTCATTTTATAGATTTCCACAGCGTTTCTCAATTGAACACGCCACTTGTCTACGTCAGCACCTATCAACTTCCAACCAATTAACTCACCTAGTAGTTCTAAAAACTGCTCTGGACATTCTCCTATATCATAAAGAGTATTTAATTCTGCCTGTTCAGTAACCCTGTCTGCTATAGCAAAAGATATAGCATCTAAAAATCTCTTTAACGGTCCTGCTTCTTCTTCATCTGTTATTAAGTCTCCATCTAAAGAAGCTGTTGAAGTATTAAAGTAATTGGTAAACGAATCCTCAATTTTGTTATCAACACTATCTAAGAAGTGTGGAGAATAAACAATAGAAACTAAAGTTTTTAACCTATCGACATGTTGAGTTCCGCTTGTATATGTTCCAGAGCTAATGTCCAAAGAAGAAACATAATTTGTTGGAATTATATTATCGTCTAAATTCCAAATAGGTTGGTTTTTCCACAAATACTCTTGATAAATTTCTAAAGCATCTTGAAGAACAATTGATCTACCTTTCCATATAGTATTAACGAATAAATCAGTTAATGCATTTGAGGGATCAAAAGGTGTAAGACCGTATGCTGCCGCTGGCCCTGTTCTATTTAGGAAATAAACCCACCCTAAAGAATTTACTAAATATTTGTAAGTTCCAGATGAATCTTCAGAATACGCACTTGCTGTAAGAGTTGCTAAATTATCTGTATCGTGGTGGCCCGCAAATACCGCAGGAATAGAAGGTAATAATGTTCCACTTATGTAATTAGCAAACGCGGCGCTTGTTCCGAAATCTCTTAAATTTTTGTCTAGAGGGTTTAATATGTTTCTCTCAAAATCATCAGGGTTTATTTGTGCTGGTGATTTTCTTTTGTAGAAGTAAGGTGCGAATCCAGAAGGGGTATTAATTGCTGATAGATATACGTCAGAAGCTAGTGCGGAAACGGGGAAGATTGTGTTTTGATTTTTGTTTGCAAGTATATGAGAGTTTATAAGTTGGCTAGTGTAGGGGATTTGTTTTCCAGAAATAGTTTGATCATCATCTAAATAGAATTTTGGTATTATTTTTCTAATTGTATCAATGTAATTTCTCTTAAAATACTTCTGCTCATCATTTACAGTCTGTAAATTGTCCCTAGAAGAAACAACAGAAACAACCTCAGGCTTTACCTGATTTAAATCATTAAACTTAGACTTGTAAATATATCTTCTAGACATTAAACTAATACTGTATTAATTGTAAAATTATTTAATTGAATAATTTCATTAAACTCTACATTAATAACTTCTGGTAAATTATCTACAGTAGAGTATCTAACATTAGGTAATCTGAATATTTCTCTGTTTAATTCAGTAGCGATAAAAGGTTTTCCAAAATCAGAATTATCTATATTAAAAAATTCTAGGATTTTCTGAGCTGTCTCTTGTTCTATTGTTTGTGTAAATGCTTCTAATTCTTTATCTATACGAATCGTAACTACTAAATCTAAAGTTCTAATCAAACCATCAACAACAACTACTTCATCAGTTAACATTTTCTTAGGCTCTATCTCTTCTAGCAATTCTTTTTTAAAAGTAGGAGATGCTTTTTGCAGTCTTAAATCATCTAACTTTTCTAATGTGTAAACATCAATAACATTAGCAGAACTATAAGCATCTCTAACTACTGCTGTGCTTTTTCCTACAGAGCCTTGTTTACTTCTGAATGTATTACTTATCGCTATGTAATCTTGTAAAGTAACTACCCTATCTTGTCTTTTAAAAGTATAAGGAGCATACTTCTTTGCATGTTCAGCGGTTTCTGCGTTAGCTCCTCCAGTAGCAGGTGTAATATTTTCAGTAATAACAGATACAGTCCCTCCAGTACTTAAATCTGCTGTAGTTTGTACGTTTACATCTCCAGCATTTAAATTTCCTCTACTTCCTCCACCAACTCTGTAAGCAACAGTAAACTCTGATCCTGCTGGTGGAGATATCCCTAAGGCATTATCTCCAAACAAAATGGTAGCGGCATAGTTTTCATCATAAATTACTTGAAAGATCTTATCTGAAAGTCCAGACGCAGAATATAATCTTTCTACCTGAGTATAAGCCCCGTTAGCAGGATCTGAAGTATCTTGAGTTTTTACATAAACCTGAACACTTCCTTCTACTATTGGAGATTCAAATAATGAAATTCTTTTATTCCCTTCTAACGTATCAAAAATACCTTTTTGAGTAGTAAAAGCACCTTCAAGAAATGCTACATTAGTGAAGACGCTACTTAAAGAATTATCTGCTTCATCACCATTTAAATCAAACGAAGCGTTAGCATTTTGAATATCCTGTATTGAATTATTTTCTACTTTATACAAAGTATAGTTTACAGGTGCTCCATCCTCTTTTGATGTAATCGAAAATACTCTATTTTTTGGAGTATATGTTATTGGAAAATCTGCGGCAGTAGGATTAGTTTCTAAAGTTAGTCTTGCACCTGCGGCAGCAGCCAAAGGACCTCTCATATCTACACCGACTAGTTCTAATAGCTTTTTTAGGTTATTTCTGTTTTTTACTGTCCTTAAATAGTTTTCGTTAGCAAGCATGTCCCCTTTTAGGGATAACACTGACCCCATATAAGCGACTACTTCGATCAACATCAAACCCAAATCAGATTCAGAAAAGTTTTGATAATCTAGAGGATAGACTGATTTAATATAAGAAATTATATTTTCTCTTAAACTAAAAAAGTCTGTGCCACCAAAATCAATATACTCTACCTTTTTTCTATCTGGGATAGAAGCTAGTTTCATAAAATCGGTCTGTGTTGTTCCTGAAAATACCATTAGTCTACTGTTACTTCTAAATCAAAAATATCTAAAGATTGATCTAGTAATTGAAGGGTTAAGCTAATATAAAGCTCTGAACGATCTCTTTGTAAAGAGTTAGATAGGACAGTTAAAGATAAAACTTTTACAGAACTAAAATATTTAGCTAAAGTTTCTAAAATATCTTGTCGAATCAAAAAATAAGTTGTCTCATCCAAGGGTTCAAATAAATATTTTTTTAGAGATAATCCATAATCAGGAAGCATAACCCTCTCGCCTTTTTCACAAAGTAACAGTTGTCTTAAATTATTTTTTATAAGGTTAACGCCAGTTGCTTTGCTAAAATAGCTACTTTTAGAAATATTTGTATTAGCATTTACAGAACCTGTTACAGAATTTAGATTACCTGTTAGGGGGTAATCTAAACCGCACCTTTGTTTAATTTGAGAACTAATTTTTCTTTCTACAGTTAAACTGTTATTAGTTCCATATTTATTTTGTTCTGTAGTAAACGCCATTTTATCAAATTCTTATATTAGAAAAGAAACCCTTTTGAGCATTATAGTTTTTTAGAATTTCTTCTGGTTTTAGTGCTGTATTATATAGTTTAAAACTTCCTAAGAACCCATGCAAGCCACTTTTTAATCCTCCCCACTTTCCGCCTAGGAAGTTCATTCCAGTAGTGTCTTTTACTAATAGTGTAGGATCAACCAACCCTTGGAAGCTTTCTAAATCTTTAACATGCATACCGTCAGAATACCCACCTCCTATAATCCAAGGTGTAGTTGCGGCAATGCCTGTTACTTTTGGACCTTTGTAATACCAGAAATCAGTCTGACCTACGGCATTTGGTGGGAATCCAGGAGCTACATGCGGTAAATTATCTTCATAAAAGTTGTAATAATTAAAGGAACTAGCACTAATCATGGAAGGTATGTTTGGGGGTCCTGGGAACCCAAATGTAGCTTCTACAGATTGTGATTTCAATAATTTTCCATTTAGATAAATATTAACTTGATCAAGTCCATAGTTTACTGTAAGTGCTATGTGTGCAAACGAACTAGTGCAACTATTTATGCTAATACCATCTTCAGTTACTGTTGATGTATCTACGTTAATACCGTAAAAACCACTAGTAGGTGCAGTATTCTCAGGACAGTTTGTGGTATTCGCTGATACAGATAAGAAAGTAATTCCACTAGTGTTAACCGACTGTGTTGGCGACATATGGAATACTAAACCCGAATCTATAGAGTTTTCAGAGGGGTTATTGCTTGGTAGTTCTCCTTTTGTTATTCTCCTATCTCTAGAGAATCCTATTAATAAACCCTTAACAGTATCCACCGAACCTCCTGGATAAGGAGAAACTAACCATTCATCATTATCGGTGTAAACGGATCCTCCCCTATTTTCACAACCCAAAACAACTCTATGCAGAGAAGATAAGGAATTATCTGCGTTCCACCCCAACCCTGTGGAATCTAAAAGATCTGGTATGTGTGTCCAAAAATCTATAGTAACCCCTGATGATGTATAGAATAAACTATCTATCTCATCATATCCTGGTTTTATCTTTACATAACCATAAGGTCTAAATGCAGATCTTAAATATCTTGGATTATCAGCATAAGCTGTCGCTTTAGGATTACCATCATTATCAATTCCTGAGAAGAAATTACATATACCTCTAAAATACGGTAACCCTATTCCTGAAGGGAACACGGAATCAATAGAAGATCCTACTAACTGTGCAGGCTTTTCAAAAGCATTATCAGTAGTACAGTTTATTACAAAATACTTGTCTGAATCTGGCTTTACGATATCAGCATCTAAAAAGTTATAAATAGAAACTAAATTTCTAGTTGTTATTTGATCAGTTAAAGATAATAGAGTTCCGCTAGTTCCAGAAGCATATGGATCAGAAGTTATGATCTGACCAACACCAACAGGTGGTACGTTTAACTCGCTTATATTAAATATATTTTGTGGTACTTCACTCTTTAAAAACTTTGGACAGATTGGTAGAACTATACCGGAAACATCCCCTGGATTGAATATAAGACTTTCTTGTTTTTTCTTTTCTACAGCTAACAATCCAGTATTTAAAGATTCAAAATCATTAACAGGAACTATATCATTCGGAGTTTTATGATTTTCAGGTGAAAGTACGACGTGAATCTCAATTTGCTTTTTTCTCTTTTTTATTTTTTTGTCATGAGCAGCTATTTTTGAATACAGGCTTTGTTTTTGATTTTGGACTACAGCACTCTCTTCTGAATATCCTGTATTTTGTAGCTCAGTAATATACGAAGATAGATCGTAGATTTCTTTATTTCTAGTATCTAACAAAACTTGAAGGAAGTGGTCTGCTTCATAAAATTCTTGAAGCTCAGGACTTTCGTTTATATGATCTAAATCAAAAACAGTTCCTACCCAGTTATTAAATGTTTTCCAAGAAACTTGCTCCCCTTTTCCACCCAAATTTGGATTATACTTAAATAACCATTTTAAAGCTTGTTCGGGAACTCCAGTACCTGGGATTGGGTTGCCTTCTTCATCAAAGTAAACAGCATTAACAAGGTTACTAATACAGCCTTCGTAATTTATTCCTCCATTTTGAGAGTCATAGTATATTCCTTTTTTAGAATAAATAAACTGCCCTTTCTTAGAAAAAGGAGGTAATATTTCTTCAGAACTAATCACATCTGTAAAGGGATCGAAAGCATCTCCTATTAAATTTTGTGGAGGTATTGGATTGCCATCTTCGTCTGCTTCGGCTTCGATTAGATTGAATGTTGTTGAATCTCCTAATAAATCTCCCAAAGTCTGAGGGTTGTCTGGTCCTGGAGGCAAACTTGGGTCAAAGTCTGGGTTAGGTGCATTCTTCCAAAAAACAGGCTCTGGGTTGTTTAAAGGGTCTTTTTTTCTTTCTTGAAATATTTCTTTGAGTATCTGTAGGGTATTATTACATTGAGCTACAAAGTTGGCTGCTGATTCCAAAGTTCCCTTATTTTCGTCAAAAACCTGACTAGCAGCTTCTAGAGCTGGTGGAGGAGGGCTAAACGAAGCTCCATCATCTCCCGTAAATCCTACCAACTTATCTGCTACTACAGAAGCACCTTTTTGCAAGGAATTAAAAGAAGTAAGCTTATCTATACAGTTTTTTATAGAATCAATTTGCTCACCAACATTTTCACCAATTACAACTGCTTGTGCCCCAAAACCTAAAATCTTTCCAAACCCTGCTAAATTATTCAAAGTTTGTAACATATTTTCTTCTACACCAAGGTTAGAAGAACTTGAAACAAAAACAAACCTACCTACAGAAGTATCGTATTCTACGATTCCGGTATCCAAAAATATTTTTCTCATAATATCTTTAAATACAGAATCTGCAAGGGCTTTACCGTCCTTTACTCCAGAATTTATTGATTGAAGTACAGGACTAGGAAAGGCTTTTAAAACATCTTTTGTGAAATCCAACATACATTGTGGAACTCCAAACTGAGTACCTAACGCATCTAATACAGGGTTTGGAGAAGATGTTATTACTGCTGCTGCTTTAGAATAATCAAATATTGCCATAATTTATAACTCTGGGGCTGGGTCTGGTTGATTTAGATGTAGCGTTCCGCCATCTATGAAAACATTATCCGATCCATTTATATCTACTAAAGGAGCATTTAATTCTATTTCAGTACTACTTTGTAAAGTTATTTTACCTTGTGCTACAATATCGACAGTTCCTCCAGTATCTACAATTACTCTCGACTGGTTTCCTGGTGCATGTATATGTATTACGGAATCACTGCCTAACGCACTTACTGATACATTGTTTTCTCTTGAAATTAAATTTATACAACCAGTGGTTTCATTTCCAAAATTATCTTTTCTACTAGCTTGATAACCACCAGTTCCTGGAGAGCCTAATTTGGGGTTAGGGCCGTTATATGATTTGGATCCAGAAGATTTATTCTCTATATCAATATTCAAACCGTCTTCGACCCAAAGATGCATACGGTTATATAAAGTATACATATTCACAGGGCCGTGAGTTCTCATATGATACTCACCTTCAGCAAAGGGGCTATTGTCACTATTTCCTGTACTCCAGATAAAGAAATCTTTACCCTTGTGTTCATTAGTCATGACAATTCCATCTACCATCGGAGAATCTACAGCTTGTATTCTTTTGCCGTTACCACTAATAATACCTACAGAATAGTCTTGAAATGGATTTTCTGATTTTTTAGTAGAGTTATATCTATCTGAAATTTTTACAGCATCAGCTCTGTGGTTAGTAAAGCCTAAAGATTCAGGTATAATACCTTTAGCATCATACATGTCTTTAAATCTTTCAGGCAACCAACCCTTATCCTCTTCAGTGACTAAACCAGCCTCAGAGCCGTTAGGGCTTTTTAAGCCTGTAGAATTTTTATCCACATATTCTGAGCTATTTTGTTTGGATCCACCACCTTCAGCTACTTGGACATCGGTATTGGGTAGGGGTCCCATAATGGATCCTAGATAATAATAACCCCTAAAAAGATCACCCTTTTTTACGGTATCTGGCTCATGAGCAACTAAAACTAAAGCACCCACGGGAGGAATAGAAATCCAACCTTCTTGAGTGTTTCCAAAAGGAGAGACATATCTAACGTCTTCTAATATCTTTTCTCCAACATCATCTAAACCGCCAAACCAAACTTTAAAAGTTCCATCTCTAGTTAATGACGCTTTAGAATAAACTGTACCTTGCTTTAATTTCATTACTCCGTATCCGAATCTTTTGTTAACGATAATCCATTTCCTGAATTTCTAGCTATATAAAATTCTGATTTACAATCATTAGTTGATATAGTGTGGGAAAATCCTAAAATATTATAGACTCCGCTAAACCAAGTGGCTGATTGCTTCAGCTTTGTGGTCCCATAAGGAGATTTAACAAATTGAGGCTCTATACAATATACAACACAGGGTCTATTTATTGCACGCCTCATAGTTGATAAACTATATAGAGGTAATGTAGTAATCCTTCCAGTCAAAGTATGGTTAGCCATATCATCAGCTAATCTAATACTATTTTGTATTACTTTTTTGCTAGGATCTTTACTTGGGTAATTTCTCTGCTGCAAAGGTGTGGGACTTAACCTACTATAAAGGGCTTGAAAAGCTTCCCACATAAATTTTAAAAATAACTCTTTTCCCTTTTTTCCATCACCAGCTTTAAATCTTTTTGATGTCATGTTTTTATAATTGTCATCACCTAATGCATCAAAAACTTCTCCCCACTGATCAAAATTTTCTACACCGTCTGCTGTAAACCAATTATAATCATAATATTCTTCTACTAATTTATCAAAACCTACTGGAATACCATTATCGTCTGTATTCGCCGGATCCAAGTTTTCCATGTTTAAGAACATCTCTGCAACTTGATCTTTATACCCCTCTGGAACAATTCCTAGAACAACACCTTGTCCTGCCAGTCCTGCTGGGCCTACAGAAGCTAAAGCTGCTGTGTATATTGAATTAATATCAATATCAATTGATAGTATATTTGGATTTCTTGTTCCAAAAGCAAACAAAGGCATTCTACTTGCTGATATTGTATTATATTTTTTTAAATCAGCAATAGATTTTTTTAACATATTAGAATCATTACCTAAAAGTAAAGAAGAATCATTTCCAGAATTGTTTGGACCAAAAGGACCTATCCAAGGAGAAGGCAGCACAGTTTCTAAAACTTTATTAATATAATCAACATTTAAACCTTCTAAAACATCTAAAGGGTGTAATTCATTTCCAATACGTTGTTTTATTACATTTAAAATATCTGTGTCTGACAAATTAGTAGATCCTTGATCTCCTTCACTTACTGGATCGGCATTAACTTTAGATTCTTCTAATTCTAAAACTTTTCCATATAGATACTTATCAATCAAACCTTGATCCCCCCAAACTAAAGCAGGTTTAGATGGAGAAAATATTAATGATGATTCGTGCATAAGTTTTAAAATCTCAAAATCAGTCTCTGCTGATATTTCATTTTTAAAATCTACTTTAGGAGGGCTATCCGAGTATTTTTCTATTTTATCTTTTATTGATTTTGCTACTTTATTTAAAACACTTAAAAAAGTTTCTTGTATGTAATCACACTGAACAATAGCCCTTACATCTCTATCTTGGAACCAATTTTCTACTTCTTCTACAGAATCACATTCTTCTAAGTATTGAAAAGTATTTTTTCCTATAGCAGTATGAGATCTCCCTTTAGAAGGAACCTCGCTTAATTTAAGTCCTAAACCCTCTAAAGCATCTCCAAAGCCTTTTATTTTTCTAGCATATTTTTCTGCTTCAGAAGGAAGAGTTAAGAAATAAGGAGCAGCAGATTTGTAGCATTCATCTAAATAAGGTTTTAACCAATAATCTAAATTTGGTAACAAAATAAAGACATTCGTTTCTCCAGTAGCCCTTTTTATAAAATCTTCTAATGCAGATTTAACTACAAGATGCAAGCTAGGTTCTTCTGGATTTCCTAAATACTTCTCTACATCCGAACTTAGATTGTCTGCTCCAGCACCGCCAACACCTAATAAGTTTGTACCGTTTATATTCTTGAATTCATCAGAAACTGTCTTAGCTGCTTCTTCATTAAAAATTCTATAAGATTTTCCAATAGCTAACAACCCTTTATTGTACTCTTTTCCAAAAGGATTAATTGAAAATCCTTCTAATAAATTTGGATGTTGAGACAATCCAGCAAAAAATAATTTTATTGTTCTAGGACCGCTTCCATTAAAAGAGTACTCAACTCTTAAGACTCTACCATAACAAGATACAGGAGCCCAATCTCTAAAATCATCACCGAGACCGTAAGTAATATAAATAGGTCTTTGAAATTGTGAAGTTTGTGTTTTTAGTTGTTCATTTATAATTTCAATTTCATTCTGATTTACATCATCAGAAGTTAATGAATTTGTATTTTCTTTTTTTATTTGTGATTCTAATTTTTGAATTTTATCAGAGATTAAGGCTAAACTAGAGTCTATTTTTTTTATATTTTGTATACTTGCATTATTTTTAGAATATCTTTTTAATTCTCTTTCTTTTTTTAATGTTTGTTTTTGATTTTTTAAAAATAATAATTCATCTTTTTTAGCATACAAATAATCACTTATTGGATCTGTTTTTATATCTTTTAAAGACTCCAAAGAATTATCTAAGAAAGCTTCTTCAAATATTCCCTGAGGATCAACTAATTCGAGAGACAATTCATAGTCTTGACTTTCTGGCATAACTTTATGCGAGAGACTTATTAAGTTTGAATTAGGAGAATTATTAAAAATGTAAGTGCTTGGTTTGTATTCAGATCCCTCCTCTTTAGATTTTTTCTTTTTTTGTTTTTCTTTAGTTTCAAAAAACTCAGTAAATGCTGTCAAAGAGCCCGCTTTCTGAAAAGAAAGCATGGCTTCTACATCATAAGTTATGACTACATTTACTGTTGGAACTGTTTGCATTTTATAACGATTTCGGTATCTTTATATAATCTCCAGGATTTAATTGCTCAAAAACATCAAAAATTGCGTTTCTTTCACAAATAATCCACCATAAATTTGCAGAACCTAAAAATAAATTTGACATAAGTTCTGGTCTATGTGCATACCCATTAGGTATTTTACCATTATCATAGTTAAAAAGAATTGTGCTCTTTTCTCCTCCAAATAATCCCTCATACTCTTTACTTCCTACTGAAGTAGGTATTTTTTTTCCTTTATGAGAAATTATAATTTGACCAAAGGAAGATCTTGATCCTGATTTTGTTCTAGCCATAGCGCCTCCTTATAAACCTCCTAAAGATATTGGATCTGTAGTGTGTGGTGAATTTATTACACTTTCCCAACCAGTTAAGTTATCTCTCTGTATTACTTTTGCAGGTTCGTACTTTCCAAAATCTCCAAGTCTTATTTCTTCTAAATTTAAAGAAAAATTTACCCTAAAAGGTGTTAAGGTTGTTAAATCATAGGTGGTTGATTCTTCAAAACTTATGTTATAGGATTTGCAGATACAAGGAACTTGTTGATACATTGTTCCATAATCTAATCTAAGTAAAGGAGGTCCTTGAAGTGGGTTTGCTGCATTATTAACTACTGAAGTTCTTAGTAAGGCTACAAAAAATAATAAAGTATCTATTACTTTTAATTTTTCTGGTACTGGTAATGAGTTTATAGCTGCTGATTGCCCAATAGTTCCTACAGAGTCAGGCAAATCATTATTTATTGCTTCTTCTATATCTCCAGAATTTAATAAGTTCCATGTATTCTGTAAAACACCAGCTAATGAAGAATTAACATCTCCTTGCTTTTGTGGTGGTTTTTTCAAGGGTTGGGAAAACAAACTCTTCTCAGCCTCATCTCCAGAATTTTTATAAATTCTTAAAAATCTATCTATACCCATTTCGTGCATAGCTAGATGAGGTAGAGTCAAATAGCTTTGAATTTTTAGTTTTCTAGACTGTGCTCCTGTGTATGCATATAAGTTTCCAGCCCGACCAATTAAATCATATGTGTTGTAATTTGCAGACTGAGACTCGTCTATTTTGGGGTTCTCATAAAATGGGAAAAATACAATAACATTTTCATCATTTTTATTTGGTGGGTATTCAAAAATTATTCTACCTCTCTCTGGTAAGAACCGATTTCTAAACATTCCTCCATATGTTTCTTTAGACTGTACCATTGTTTACCTCATTTTATTAAAAGTAATCTTCTCCACCACCAGCACCCGCCCTAACCGTTGAAGGGCGAACGTTATTTGCTTGTGCTCTTTGTTGATTACCTAAGTTTCTTTGAGTATTACCTTCTTCTACAAGATTATTATTTGTCTGCATGTTATCACTTACGATTTGTAGGAAATGTAACTGTTCTTGAGCTGTATTTAATAACCTATCCCACATCTCAAACTCTCGCGTGGTTGAGGCAGTCTCTAACCTATACTCAAGATCTGATATTTCATTAGATTTTTTATTAATTTTTGATCTAACATAATTAGGATCGTTAATTTTTTCACGATCTGCATTAGAAGGCATCAAAAACTCGTTAATACCTGTAAGCTGAAATGAAGATGTTTTTACTTTATTTACTTGTTTTTCTAGTGTAGGAAAATCTAGCGTTTTTACTTTGTTTACTATTTTTTCTAGTGGAGAAAAATCAAGAATTTTTATTTTGTTTACTTGTTTTTCTAGTGGAGAAAAATCAAGAATTTTTAAATTAGTATTTAAAAGTTCTACAACATCACTTATACCTTTTAAAGAATCTTTAAGTTTGTTTATATGTTCAGCAGCATTCCCTAGTTTTACTATTTTTTCTACTGGTGACTCTGCCCCAAATAACTTTCCAAAACCGTCAACTAGCGAACTTATTAAACCTCCAGCAGATAAAGCCGCCATACCTACAGCAATACTAGCTAATGCAGGGCCTACTAAACCTAACTTAATCACATCAACATCATCTAATACAGTTAAACCAGAAACAAAATCAAGAAAAGGTTTACTTGCAAGGTTTAAAGCTGCTGCTAATGGTAGTAAAGAAGCTCCTAAGGCAGCAAAAGCCAAGGATCCTAAACCAATTAATGGTAATAAAAAGGACGCGCCTGCTGCTGCTGCTCCCAGAACTACAAGAGCACCAGCAAAACCGAACATTGTTTCTACGCCTACCCCTTTTATCAAATTAAAAGAATAAGCCAAAGGAATTAATGAAGCACCTAAAGCTAAAATAGCGACAGAACCTGACAAAATCTGTCCTTTAACTTTTCCTAATAAGATAGAAGCCGCTGTAAGAACCCCTATAGCTACTGTACCTTTAAGAACTCCTTCCCAAGGAACATCTCCAAACATTTTAAATCCAAACGCGGCTGGAATTAAAGTAGCGGCCAATAACCCTATAGTAAGAGCACCTTTCATCGCTTGTGGAGACCCTATAGCCTTTAGTCCGCCTCCTAAACTTTTTAAACCTCCACCCAAACCTGATAAAAAACCGCCTCCAGCTCTACCTGCTGGAGAAGCTGTAGCGGCCTCTCCAGCCGCGCTTCTAGCTTTTACTTCTCCTGCTTTTTTCCACCAATCTCCAAAAATACCTTTGACCCCTTTTCCTCTAACTGCATCTAATCCGGCTTTACCTACAGCAAAACCTTTTCTTGCAGTAAGAACCCCACCAACAGCTAAACTTAATGCTATAACCGCTTGAGTCAATCTTAGTACAATATCACTTGATACTAATTTTAAAAATAAAGTAGCAACTTTAGTTATAGCGTTTTGTATTGGACTCCAAACTCTTTGAACAAAATTTCCCCAAGTATTTTTAAACTCATCAGATACTTGTTTTTGTTTTCTTACAGAGTCAATATAAGCATCTGTACTCATACCCATCTCTTTAGCTTGGGTCTCTAATTGCTTATAGATTCTTGCAGCAACAAGTGAATCTTGCCCTAAAGATTTTGCTGCCGCTTCCATCGCTATTGCTGGATCTCTTGCTCCTTTGGTAAAAGAATCAATTAGCCTTTGAGAATTCTTTCCAGCCGTTACTAATAAATCGAAGGCGTTTTGAGTTGCATCGCCTTCTTTTCTGAGTAAAGCTTCTCTTTGCCTACTAACACCTAAGATTGATGCAGTAACAGCATTAGAACCTTGAAGCATAGAATTCAAGAAATCTGTGCCCATAGTCCCCATTTCTTGACCTAATGCGGCAGATATTCTTAATCCAGCTTCTTGTACATCTGCTCCAATATTAAGAGCAGCATACATATTCATTGATTTTTCTAAAGACGCAATGGAACCCATTAACTCTTCTGTAGTCATGCCGAATTGCTGACTCAGAGAAAGCATTGAAGAAGTTAATTGAGTTTGTTGTTCATTTGTTAAACCTGTTCCCCT